GTACGCAATGCAATATGACTTGCTGGTACTGTAATAGTGTTACCTTGTAAGTCGCTAGTTTGCCCACTTGGATAATAAACAGCCAAATAAGGATCTGCTGTTGCTAGACCATCACCATTGGTGTTGTTACTCCAGTTTGCAATCTCGATTGCATTCGGTGCTAAACGCATTGGTGTGTCACCAATAATAAACGCAGTGTTCTTGCGATCGTTGTTTAGTGCTACCATTTCGTCAATCACTTCTGGATAGCCAGGAGCACAAATAATATTAAATGCAAATTGATCTTCACGTACATCTGTGTTGGCAATCAATGCTGCCTGCATTGCTGCAGTAACCATCTTGCGTTGTGCTTGGCGACCCATATACGGACTACCGTTATCTTTTAAACCACTAGCTGTTTGCCATGTGTCTTTGATAGTAGGCAAGCTACCGCCGGCACCTGGTACTGCTGGTAGATCAGGGTAAGCATTGGCATTAAACTTGTTGCTCACAAACTGTTTTACACTGTAACCACTACGACGTAAGTTAAACATTAACATACCACGTGGATACAGTCTATAGTCCGGAGCATCTTGATCAATATAGTTACTTGCTAATAAATCAGTTATTGCTGGCAACGAACCTGTAATAATATCAGTAGTACCGTCTGTGTCCCAACGTGCATCAGCAAATACAATACCGTTTTGACTTACTTGATCTGTATTATCGATCAATGCAAATGCAGTGCCATCATAACGATACAATGCAGGGAAGTTTTCTAAATCGCCGGTGTCTAACCATAAATCACCTGCAGCCAATGCTGTAATACCATCGCTTTGGAATTCTGGTTCACTGGCTGTAACAATAACACCGTTTGGATCTGTTGCACTTAAATCGTAACCACGTGCATCTGTTTTGGTACCATCATAGTATGCATTCTTGTAGCCTTTCCAACCACCAATTTCGTTGATCATGATATCAACAGTTGCTGGATCGCCATAATACCACAATGAACCATCAGCTGGTGCTTGATATGGTTCAGTGGTGCTGTATGTATAAGTTAATGCTTCCCAGTTGGTCAATGCTAATGTAGTGTCATAAGCAATTGTGCCAGTTGTGCTGCTAGTAAAACCTGCATCAGCAGTGGGGTTTCCGGTAACATCTGTTAGGTAAATATCACCACCGTAAATGTGTGTGAAAGTAATAACGCCATTGCTTAAACTAATATTTAATTCTGGGATATTTTTTGCTAGCACATCACTAACAAATGTAGCAGGTGTTGTTCCACTTAATACAACACTGTAGTCTGTGATAGTTGCAGAACCAATTTCAGTTACACCAATTGTAAGTTCGTCTGTAGCAGTAAATGGATTTGCACCTAATGTGCTACCACTAACCACTGTCTGCCCAGCTACACGACGACGGAATGGTTTATACCCGCCAGTTAGTGTTCTTAAAGGATCGTAAGCAATCCATACTGTACCAGCAGCAATACCATTACCGCCACCACTTGAGTCTAATCCAAACAATGCATCTTCGGCTCTGTTATAAAATTCAGCTGCTAGTGTTGTAAATGTTTGTGAAGTAGAGCTATAACGTTTAACAACAACGTCTGCACCACTTCCGGTAGCACCAGTTTTTAAGAATACAGCACCGCTTGGACGAGGAACTGTATCAAAGCTTCCCCAACTTGGAATTTCAGCAAATGTGCCATATGTTAATAATGGATTAGCGTATGTGCCTGCAATAATACCTAAAGAAGCTAGAGGTGTTCCTGATCCATTGGCAATAATAATCTTACCATCTGCTGTACTGCCGTTACTTTCTGACAGTGACGATGCATAAATTTCTAGTTTACTATCAACATAAGCTGCAGTTACACCGTCAATTGCTGCACTGTTAATTGCAGAAACAACTTGTGCAATTGTTCTTCCAGCGCCAGTGTTACCAACGGTAACTGTGGTTCCGTTAATTGTAAGTGTTGCAGCAGGTGTACTTGATGCAATTGCTTCTGTAGAGCTAGTAGCAAAAGAAACTGTGCCTTTGATTGTTGGCCACGAAATTGCCCAATCGTTGGTACCTAGTCTAACCCATGCATTGCTTCTGTTCTTGTAGAACAATAACGCATTGCTGCCTGTACCAAACGCTACTGCATAACTACCAATCTGACCAATACTGGCTTTTGGTACATATATGCCGCCGGTTAATGTTAAGTCAGCAAGAGCAGTAACCAATATTGGAGACTTCAACGTGAATGTACCCGATGTAGCGTCCCATTCATTAATTCCCCATGTACTGTCTGCTAAATCTAACCAATGTGTTCCGTTGGCTACTGCGCCAACAGGACGTACACTAGTTTCTACCAATTGATCTAAGTCAATATCTGCTCTAATAGCATAAATTCTGTTTACTTGTCCTAATGCGCTGTATGCTGCCATCAAGCCATATTCATTACGTTCATCACCGTGTAATGGTGTACCAGCTGCGCTTTGTTGAAAGCTTGGGTAACCCAATGCAGTGATTAATTCACGTTGGCTTGAATAAGATAATAATTTACCTGCTCTTGCCGCGGTAGTGTCTGTTGCGCTGGCGCCTGAAGGATTCGTTTTATCCTGAGCAGTAGCCATGATAACTAAAGGTACAGTGCCAACTGCACCTGGTACGTATTGACTTTCGTCTGTTACTGTTAATTCTAAACCTGGAGATACTAGTGCCATAGTTTTATCCTTTTATAAAACAATTTAAAGTATTTATAAAAGGACCACTAAATTTGGTGTTTAGAGGTGCCTTTGAAAGGTTTGTACTATAAATACTGTTATGAATAGACCCTTATGCACTATTTGCAATGGAAATCCTGCTGCTATTAACTACTATGCAGGTGATAAAGTTCGTTACAGAAAGGTTTGTGCCAGTTGTTCACGTAAAGGAAAACCTGCACGTATACAATCAGGGTGGGTCAAAGCAGGATACAAAAAGAAGTTGACATGTGAACGCTGTAATTTTAAAGCAAAATCAGCCAATCAGATTTTTGTTTTTTATATCGACGGAAATTTAAAACACAACGATTGGAGTAATCTTAGATCTGTTTGCGCCAACTGCAGAATAGAATTAAACAGTGCTAAAAACACTTGGCGAGAAAGCCCGCTTACACCAGATTTTTAAGCTGCTGGTATAACTGCTCTACGCTGCCATTATTGTCAACAACTGCATCAAATTCAGTACCTACCCAAGCCCACTCGCTGGCATGCACATTGAACTGACGCATGTAATCTGTGCAAATGCCCAGTGTAGTATTTTGACGCATTTCAACGAGAGTATCACACCATTCAGGATCTGCGCCACGACGAATCCATACTATATGTCCACCTGCATTGCGTATTGATGCCACTTCGTTAGGAAAACGTACATCGCTGATAACAGTATGCCCTGTACGCTGTCGCAGTCTATTTTCTAGTGCTGCGATCCAAATATCATCATGAAAGCCGGTTCTACATACTTCTGTGCCCCAGTATTGTAGTACCCAGCGTGGAGTTAAGTTGGGCATGTTTAAGCGTTCTGCCCACCATGGATCTACTTGTTCGCGCCAAGCTCTAGCTTCTGTGGTTAAACCTTCTAGTAATTCTCTATCCCAACCAAATACCTGTGCCACAGCATCTTTGAGAGCACCAGCAAAACTATCACGTCTAAATCCGTGCCATCCTACTAGGTAGTTTGCTGCTGTATCTTTACCTGAACCTATAAATCCGCAAATGCCTATGATCATAAAAAATGCCCCTTTCGGAGCATTTTAATATACTTGTTGTTAAAAGTCAAACGCCGTATTTGTTCTTTTTCCGGGGGGCAACTGGGCTAGATTTGTTTGTGCTTTCAAGTTCTTGGCTACGCATATCCCCATGATTAACATCTTCGTATTTTGCACCAACTGCTTCATAGGCTTTTTCTAACATATCTTGATCCACTTGACTATACGGTGCTGCTACTTTCCATTTGCCTACCCAAGATTCTTTGTCTGTATCTGGCACTGATTTACCATCTGTGCTGGCCACTGCTAGTCCTAAACGATATAATGTATAGTCACCGTTCCAGCGGTCGCCATCAGTAAACTTGTTTAAGCCACGTGTTGGCTGCTGCTGGCGCTTGGATATTTTGCCCACGGATTCTGCAATAACTTCGTTAATTTTCATATTATCCTATTATCCAAGTTAACGGATAGGATCCGTCTACGTAATCTTTTAGTTCTTGTTCTAGCTTGTCCATTTCTGCTTGTGCTTCGCCTTTTAATGTGGAACCGTTTAACTGTGTTCCACCTTGTGGGCCTGCAATACTAGCAAACTTTTCACGAGCTTCTCCAACAATACGTTTAGCAAAACTATATGCATATTCCTGCAACCATGGAAATGCTTGGAAATCATTTAGTAACATGCTGTCAGGTTTGTAGTTATAAAGATGCAACAAACAATCTTCCATGTAATCTTCATTTTGATTTGCACCAGCAAAAGGGATTTTACGTATCAGTGTAAGCTTTTTAGTAGCTTTGTTAAAAGTAAAGTTTAGATGACCACCAAACATTTTCATACTTTGTTTCTGATAATCAACAAATAATTCGTAGCTTAACAAACCGCCCACACGCCCTGCTACTAACATGTATGTGTTTAAATAACCCGAGCTAAAAGGCTCAAATTGACTTGCAGTTGTGCCTGTAACACTGCCTATGCCGCGGCGATATGCGCCTCTAACGTCCATGATTTCATTGGGCAGTATGTATTCTTGTGTTTCGGGTTTGAGTTTTAAGAATGCGTATGATTCTTCTTGACTGTTACTTGCACGTTGACGATAACGAGTCAACGCTTGTTTAATTGCAAGTTCATAGTGCTCCTGATCTAGCTCAACATCCACAATACCGTCAGCTAAACGTAGACGTATATAGTCTATAATGTCTTTGCGCTTAGAATTATCAGTTTCAAGAACAGGTGCTGCAGTACTGCCCAAATCTTCGTTAGGGTCGTATGCAACATGCCCGGATCCTGTACCCGTAGCAGGGTTGTATAAACTATCTGTTATCATTACGCCATTGGCGTAAAAATTAGTTAAATCTTGTGTGGCCATTTAGGTGTCCTAGTATTGTATTTACCAGGATACCTGTCACTTAGTTGATTCGCAGTAGTACACAATCTGCGTTGATACGCCCGTTGCCCTGCGTTTCTGTGGCTTTAATATCCTCCAAGAACTTGCGTAGCTGCACTTTAGTAGCTTTAGCAAACTCTTTAAGCTTTTCCTCGGGCTTACGCAGGGTTTTGCCCACACTCTTTACTTCGTCGTAGCCGGTGATACTTGTGCCTTTAACACCTAGCGGACCCTGTAAGCTATCTGCAATGTACTTGTACAGCTTGCGTGTTTTAGAATTGTAAACCCACAGTTCTTGTGCTCCTACAATATCCACAGGATTGACGCTTACTAGTTTCAAGGTCTTTTCTTCCTTCATGTATTTGAGCTTGCCGACAACTTTTTCTTTGTTAGGGGCACGTTTGACTCTAGCTTTCTTTTGTGTCTTTTTAACACTACGATACTGATCAAGTGCATCTAGCACAGAATCAAAAAATGCATAGTGACGTTTAAAATCTGCTGCTTTGTAATGCCGGTACGCTTCGGCAAGATCTTCATCCTCTCGAGCTTGTGCTGCAGTTAACTCTGATTTACGATTGCTAAACAATTCAACAAACTTATTAATCTGACTTTGCGGTACTGTGTTTGCAGACAAATAATTAAATGCATCTGGCTTAACTTCGTTACCTGCAATCAAGTCATCGTACAGGCCTTCAAAGTGCGCTAGATGTTCTGCTGTTTTTTCGTTAAGACGATCTTGTATAGTTGGTGCACGAACAACCGGCACTGGGGTTGTTTTGTCTGCTGCTACTTCTGGTTCTAGATCGTCGGAGTTAACGGCTTCGTGCAATCTATCTCGTAAATATGTTAATTCTTTTTCACGCAAGGGCATACCCTGACGTGCTGCCATAACTAAACCACATGCTGTCATTGGTATTGCGCGGTCTGGGCTGCGAATAAACCGACTAACATCTGCTTTGGTATATTGATTGTCCTGCATCCACTTGACCACATGCTTCTTACAATCTTTTTGAGTATAATAATAATTGTAATAAAAAAAGCTCTTACGTAGGAAGTGATCGAATTCATCTTGGCTCATTGCTGCTGCACGTTCAGTATCCCACACTGGTTCACGTCCTGTGTACTTTTCGTCAGTAAACGCAGGGTCACGAGTTTTAGCAGGCGCTTTGCGCGGTGCTTTAATGCTTTGTGCTAATGCCATTTTTGCTCCTTTGTTTAACAGAATACAACCATTATACTATTCTTCGGGTTTTTTGTCAATCAAGGTTGCAAACATGAGCCATTGTTGCAATTCTTGCAACTCTTGTCTGCATTTTGCTAATCTTTCTAAATAAAGGTTACTACTAGCAGGGCTGCCGCTAGTTCTGCGTACTTCGATTTCTGCTTGACTTAGTTTAGTGATTGTGTTTTGCAAATTATCTAACATTTTAGCTAACTGTCTTTTTGAGCCAAAATCATGCAACGCCATTAAATTACGGCGAAGTTGTTGATCTACTAACGGCCAGTCATTTAAAGAGTTAAATTCAATCATAC